GCATAGCAACCTTTTATGTTAAAGTTTGCATAATAATAACGCACATTTAAGACAAATCAATGGGTTACGCAAAACGCACAGACAAAAACCAACAAGAAATTGTTGATGCACTACGAAAGCATGGCGCAGTTGTTGTAGATTGTTCCAAAATTGGTCAGGGATTCCCAGATTTGGTTGTGGGCTATCAAAACAAACATACTATCCTGATGGAAGTAAAATCGACACCTAAGGCATTGCACACTAAGCCACAATTGGCTTTTTTGGCCAGATGGACTGGTGGCCCGTTAGTTCGGGTTGATAATGTGGAATCCGCATTGCGGGTATTAAGGATGATTGATGAGCCTGGCGAAGAAACCGAAGAAACCATCTAAAAATTTAAAACACACTCATGTTCATGGGCCAGTTACTAAACACATCAAAAATGTTGAAAAAATGCCATTACAACACCATGAAAAATTACATGGTGTTAAGCATATTGCTAATAAGCCGAAAGAGCCTATACACCATCATTTGCATTTGGCTGGCATTAAAAAAATTAAATCTGCTCATCCACATATGCCAAAGTCTTATTTTGCAACGCCACCGCCAAAACTTGCCAAAGCCCATTTACCAAGAAAACCAAAAAAGGTATAATAGATCATCAAAAAGGATAAGACATGGCAAATGCGGCAAACAAAGTAAGACAAACTTTTGTAGAAAAATCAGCTTCTCTAACACTACAAGACATTCGGTTAGCCAATCCCGATTTAAAGCCTAACGAAATTTCGATGGCATTGTGTTATTTGCGAAAAGCACGACATTTAAGCCGTGATTTGATCGATTCCACATCAAAAGGCAGAAAACAAGTATGGCTTTACACTTATCACGACAAAAAACTGCCAAAGGATCAATATGCCAGTAGTTAAGAAATCAGATGGTTGGTATTGGGGATCAAAAGGCCCATTTGCGACCAAATCTAAAGCCATGCAAATTGCGGTTGCCGCCCACGCCAGCGGATTTAAAGAAGAAGGCAAGAAAAAAGGCGCAATGACATTCGCCCTTGATTACAACGGCACATACAATGTTGATCCAAAATTCTGGAATGTATTTATTGAATTATGCCGTTTGCGTAAAGACGAAGTGTATTGCGTAACTCATAGCACCGATCCAGACGAAAACAAAGAATTATTAGGTTCTATTGGTCAAGTAATTGGCGAAGATAAATGTATATTTGCCGATGGTCATTCCAAAATGGAAGCTGTGGCCGCAATGGGAATCGATATTGATGTATGGATTGATAACAACCCAATTCACATATTCCAAGACCCTGGTTATTAATGCCGTATTTACCTAGTAATACTAAATGCCAACAACTTGGATGCAAGAACTGTAGATCAAAATATACACTTAACTGTATAGAACACGGTGGGCGTGATGTCTGGCATACAACCCCAAGCGAACATCGGGATGAACGCAATGGAATGTACCAGACCGCCACATGGCGAACCATGCGAATTCAACAGCTTGGCAAGCAACCGTTGTGCCAGTCATGCCTAAGCATAGGGATCGTTAAGACGGCAAGCCACATAGATCATTTGTTTGCTTGGTCAGCGATTGGCCAAGACGGGTTCTACAACAACATATTACAAAGCCTATGCCCTGAATGTCATAGTAGTAAGACAGCACTAGAACAGCAAGGCATATACAGGCACTACAGCGATAAGGGTGTCATCGACTACCGTATGGATGACTACAAGTCGATCATGGCTCTACGACCCGAATAACCCTACCCACGGATGCGTTTGGTCGGTAGGGGCTTGAAACTTAAATATTTGATGATCCCGAAAAAGCAACCACGGAACCCAATTTCTTACAAAAGACAAAGTATCGAGGGGGGTATATAATACTTTCCATGAGCAGACCAAACCTTCCCACAGAGTTGCGCCTGGTTGAAGGGAAATCCCCTAGTGGAATTCCCCTACCAGAAAATGTCCGCAGAAGAATTCCCTACGCCTACTGGTTGTCCAACCCTAATACATGGGACAAGCAAAAATTTATCCAAGACACATCCGATTACTTGTATGATGTTTACGGGATTGGCGATGAACAGCAACAACATACTTTGGCATTGCTGGCAGAACAGATGGATTTGTATATTCAATGTTCTAAAGGTATTACGGAACAAGGTATTATTTCTGAATTCAATGATGGCAAAACGATTGGCCCGAATCCATATATTACAATCAGGGACAAGACATTGACCCAGATAGTTCGACTGATGAATGAGTTGGGATTAACCCCTAAAAGTCGGTTGGCACACACTAACAAAAAAGAAGATACGCCAGCGGCACGATTTCTGGCTGGCCCACTTGCCCGATGAACAGAGAAAAGAAAAGACAAAAAGATTTTAAAGTTGTCAGCAAAACGCTAGAGGATGTTTTTGCCGAAAGAAAACGGGGTCAAGAATTGATACCCGTAGTATTACAACGGTCAGATTGGGAAGCATTGCAATACTCAATCAAACTTGCCCTAAAGAAAAAATGAACTGGCAAGACGGGATAATATATGCACGGGATGTTATTAAAGGCGAAATTAATGTTTGCCGTGATGTTCGTTTGGCTTGCCAGCGATTCATTAATCAATACGAAAACAAAGAATGGGAATGGGTATTTGATGAACGATTCCCCGATCATGTATTGGAATTTGCATCAACCCTTGTTCATACCAAAGGCCCTGATGCTGGAAAGCCGATACGCCTAGAGCCGTTTCAATTATTTTTTATCTGCGCTATATATGGGTTTCGATCCAAAAGGGATTTAACCAAACGCATGGTAACGGATGTAATACTTTACATTCCCCGCAAAGCTGGAAAATCTACATTAACCGCAGTCATAGCCCTATACGAATTGCAATGTGGCGAAAAGGGCGCAGAAGTATTTACCCTGGCTACTAACCGTGAACAGGCAACCATCGTGTTTGATGCCGCCAAAGGGTTTGTTGAACAAATGCCCGACTGGTCAGCGCAGTTATATGAGGTCAGCAAGTATGAGATAAAAAAAGCTGGCGATACACAGTCGATGTTTAAAGCCCTATCACGGGACACCAAAAAGACAGGCGATGGCAAAAATCCATCATGCGTAATCGTAGACGAAGCCGCCCAGATCGTAGACCGCAACTCTATTGAAGTATTACATTCTGGTATGGTAGCCAGACAGAACCCATTGCGAATCTACATTACAACCGCCAGTTTCACTAAAGACACGAAGTTTTACGAAGATATGACCATGTATCAGTCGATGCTTTATGGCGAAGCTACCGACAACCCCAGATGGTTTGGCTTGCTATACGGGCTTGATCCGCAAGACGAATGGACTGATCCCTTAAGCTGGGCTAAAGCAAACCCTATGCACGGCATTAGCGTGTTTGACGATGCCATTGCACAAAGGGCAGAAGAAGCCAAGCATAAGCCAGCGGCACTTAATGAGTTTCTTTGCAAAACCCTAAACATCTATGTGAGTGCTAATAGCGCATGGATCGATAGAAACTATTGGGATCAAAGTATTACAGAACCCAGAGAAGATACGCCCGAAGCGGTTTTCGTGGGATTTGACTTGGCCGCCACACGGGACTTAAACGCAGTTTGCATTTTGAAACGATTTGGCGAATTAGACTATGAAGCAGAGTTTCAATTCTTTTTGCCAGAAGAAGGGTTTACCCTAATCCCAAAACATTATCAGGATATTTTCTTAGTTGCCATTGATTCTGGAATTTTAAAATTGACAGAAGGCAATGTAATGGATGATCGGGAAATATCGGACTATATTATACAAAAGTGCGAAAAGTATAATGTTAAGGAAGTTGGCTACGATGCCTATAATGCGGCCAGCTTAGTTGCTAGGTTGCACGATGCTGGAATCCCCGTAAAAAAAGTGGGTCAGGGTATGGCGGTAATGAATAACCCTTCCAAATATGTCGAAAAGTTAATATTGAATAAACAGATTAAACATAATGGCAACCCTTTTGTTGGCTGGCAATTGGGTAACTGTGAAGTTTATGAAGATGTTAATGGCAACATAAAAGTTCGCAAAAACGAAGCCGATAAATCAGCTAAGGTAGACGGCATTATTGCCATGATTATTGCGGCACATTGTTCGTTAGATAATCCATATGTATCAAATTCGTTTGGTTTCAGAAGTTTTTGATATATAATCGTTAGAAATTGCGAGGAAATCATGGGAATGTTAGACATTTTTAATAAGAATAAATACAACTTACCCAATGGTGAAACGCCAAATTTAAGTGAAAATAACACTTTATTTGGTCAAACAATGCTGGGCAACCAGATTCTTAGACAAAATCAAGGCGGTCAGCAAGGCGCAAATTTCCAATTACTGTATGTAACCACAGCATCGGCCACAAATGCTGGCCGTATTGTGGATATGTCGGTTTTGAGCCGAAACAGCACGGTAATGTCATGCGTTAATATCATTGCCAGGGCATTGGCTCAATGTTCTATCAGCATTAAATACCAAACAGATGATGGTGATTTTGAAGATGCTTTGAAATCAACCAATGTTGGCACAAGAGATAAAGCCAAAGCAAAACAAGTATTAAACCTATTATCTCAGCCGAATAATTTTCAAAATCAATATGAGTTTTGGTATCAATGGGTAATGTGGTATTGCTTGGCTGGTGAAGTATTCACATTGCTGTATCGCAAAGACCAAAAAGACCCAAATCAAACGCCAATTGAACTTTATAACCTTGATTCAACGCTAATCACGGTTCAAGCCAGCCCAGCCCGTTACCCAACCTATCGGGTATCGACCCCAACATATGGATTTAACAAAGATGAGCCATTGGCATCTTATCAAGTGATCCATTGCACGGAAGCCCCGTGGCAAGGTTCTGCTGGTTTTAATAAAGGTATTTTGGCAACGGAATTAGTGGCCCTTGATACCGACATTGATTTGTATGCCAACTATGTCATGCAAAACGGTGCAAAACCATCGGGAATTTTTAGCACAACTCAGGTTATTCCAGATACCAAGTTTAAAGAAATTGCGGCCAGATTAAAAGAAGCATGGTCAAGCATGACTGGTAGCCGACCAACCGATTTAAGCAAGCCTGGTCAGGGTATGTTGTTAGATCAGGGCATGACTTACACCCCTGTTCATATGCTTACTTTGCAAGATGCGGAAGCTAGCAAATTAAAAGATCAAACTACTAAACGCATATGCGCCCTGTTTGGTGTACCAGCGCAATTGCTTGGTTTAGAAATGGGCAAATATAATAATACTCAAACATTGTTGGATGAATTCTATAAAACCACAATGTACCCAATGATTATTAATATTGAGCAAAAATTTAAAATGGGATTATTAAAAGGTTATCCAAACCTTGCTATCCGTTTTGATACTAAGGATTTCTTGAAGGGTGCGGCATTAGATCAAATGAATTTTGTTAATGCTGGCGTTGCTGGTGGCATTTTGACACCAAACGAAGCCCGCCAATATTTAAACATTGCTCAAATTGATGGTGGCGATGAATTATTAGGCGTTAATACGCAAAAAATATCATCAACAGATATTCCAGTAACAACCAAGACTGCTAAAATCATACCTGGCACTTCACCACAAGATACTGGTGGCGGTGGCGGTAATCAAACCAAGAAAATGAATATTGGTAAAACATGATAAAACTTGATTCGCAGATTAAAACTAATAGTGTTAAACTACCAGTAAAATCTAAAAAATCCCATATAATATACGACATAAATCTTTCGATTAAGAATGGGATAATCAATGAATCAGAATCTAACCCTAGTTTGCGAAGCACAACTAAGCCTAGAAAAATCAGGCAAAGAATCCCAAACTCCTAGCGGTGCAATGCAAGCCCGTGTAACTACATGGGGAACACGGGAAGGCGCAGACGGTAGAAAATTTAACTACCAGCCAGAAGGTTTTGCTGATTGGGCAGAACAATTTAAATCCGAAGGCAAACCCCTTCCAATGTTTTTGAACCATAACGACATGGGTATGCCAGTCGGTCAATGGACAGAATTTAATTTTGATAAAGATGGAATGGTTGCAAAAGGCAACCTTTTTATGAACACTTCTGCTGGTTCTGATCTTTACGAAGTTCTTAAATCATCCCCAAATTTGTTTGGTGGCGTATCAGTTGGTGCATATGCAGATGAAGCCTGTTATGTAGACTGCGATGGCAACCCAATGGATGACGATAATGATGATGACGAAGAAGCCTATTTTCAAATCACTAAAGGCGGTTTGCGTGAAGTATCTGTGGTTATGTACCCCAATAATCCAGCCGCAGAAATTCAAAAGTTAGAGTATTTTGATGCTGAAGGGCATCCAAATCCAAGAAATATCGAGAAAACCTTGCGTGAAGCTGGGTTGTCCCGTAAAGATGCGACCACCGCATCTTCAATCCTTAAAAAGATGCTTGAAGGGCGTGATGCTGTTCAAGTTGAAATTAAGGAAGCCCCACAACAAGGCGATCTTGAAGCGGTGGTAAACGAAGCCGATGCAATCCTAAAGGCATTAGAAGAGCGGGATTTGCTGAAAGCATTATCTAAGCGCATTAAATAAGGAAAAATCATGTCCCAACAAATCATTGAAAAATTAGATGCTATCGAAGCATCAAATGAATCTAAGATTCAAGAAGTAAAAACTGAAGCTGTAGCGGCTGTTGAAGCTGTTAAAGCTGAAATGGCTGAAAAATTGGCTACTATCGAAGCCCGTGTTTCAGAAATCAATTTAGCACCTTCCATTATCAAGCCAGCCAAATCGGTTAAAGAAGATGTAAACCGTATGGTTCGTGAGCAACTCAAAAAGTTTGCTAAAAAAGGTTCAATGGAAAAAGAACTCAAGATGTTTGAAGATGAATCACAATATCAAGCATACTTAACCG